TTATAATGCGTTTGGGCCGAATAATGTTAAGACGCGATAAAATTCACGGTATTTAGAAGTTATAAAATCATCTATCCCTGCTTGATATTTATCAACTAGATCTGGATATTTTTGCTTAGAGTAAAACATAGAATAGTTATCAAAATGCTCTGAGCAGTATTTTGTAGGAGCGTGCCCCATAGAAAATAATATATCAACTAATTCGTAGGTGCTTTCACCATGATGTGTAGTATCAAACACCGTTTTGAGAATGGGCATCGGGCAGCAACAATGCCTAGCAAAACAATTCGCTTCAGATTCTTTAGCTTCATCATAGTTCTGCCCGTCCAGAAATAGGTATGTGTTTTCTTCAGTCAGGTGTCCAAGAAAGAAGTGCCCTAATTCATGGAAGATAGTCCATTTTATCACACAAGGAGGATCGTTTTCATTGTAACATAAGATGTATTTCTTTTTTCCTTTTTTCTTTAAAAATCCACGTTCGCTTTCAAAGTGATATTTAATTTCTTCGACAGATAAACCGGGTTGTTTTTTCTGCAATTCTGTCGCGAATTCAGTGAAGGTCATAAGTTTTATATTTTTAATCTTTTTCGCTATTCGAAAAGGATCAATCGGCAATAGTCCATCGCCATATTTCAATAAAACCTCATAAGCTTTTTCTTGGGCATAGTAATACTGTACATCTCCATTTACTCTCTCCACTACGCATCACTATTCCTCGTCTTCCATTTCTTCATCGAAATAACTGTCTATTAAATTCTCTACTATTTTCTTTTTCTTATCTGATAGTTTGTCGAATTTATTTATCATTTTTTGATTCCGAGCAGCTGTTTTGACTTCAGTTTGTTTTTCTGAAATCCCTTCTTGCGTAAGAGGTATAACGCTGTGCCCCGCTTCGTGGAAAATATCGAATAATTTCCTACTATCTACTTTAAGAGCCTTAAAGATTACATAAAATTTATCTAAAGGAATACTTGTAGCTCCTGTCTCGTAACGGTAAAGTGTAGCCGCGCTGATTCCAGTTATATCGCTTAAATCTTGATACGAATACCCAAATTCTTCTCTTTTTTCTTTCATGAGAGATAAAAAGTTTTTAACATCATAAGGCATAATTTTCTCCTTCTTAATACATTTTTATATACTTAGTATACAATTTTTATTTCATTATTGCAAGCGTTTTTTATAATATTGAAAAAAATATTTCAATTTTGAATTGACAAAACAAAAAAGCTATGTTATGATTATTTCATAAATGAAATAAAAAGGAGGTGTGAACATGGATGTCGGTCGTTTAAAAGGTATTATTGTTGAAAGAGGACTCTCACAGCGATATTTATCTGAAAAACTTAATCTCTCGAATCAGTCTCTTAACGCTAAATGCAATGGGAGATCCGTATTTCGCTTAAATGAAATTCAAGATTTATCGAGAGAGTTAAATCTTTCCGCAAAAGAAGTGTGGGAAATTTTTTTTGCAGATGGCATTTCATAAATGAAACGAAAAGGAGGAATTTAAATGGATAATGCAATTATGCCACTGGCGTATCTTTTTATAAGTGTTAAGTTAGTACTTTGCTGTTGGGAAGATTTGAAATACGGTATCACTGGCGAAACCACCCGATCAATATTCGAGATTTTTCTGGGTATTTTAGGGATTTTTCTAAGTGTTCACCTTCTTTTAAAAGCGATAATGTAAGGAGGGATGAAAATGCAATATTTAAATTTTGAAAACTATTTAGAATCAATGATGTCTTGTGAACAGGTGCGAATTTTAAGAATTTGCTTAAGGACTGGAGCCCCTATTCACGTGATAGGCTGTCAAGGTTCTGGAAAAAGTTGTCTTGTAGACGGTTTACGAAAGTTGGGATTTCGTAATATCACAGAACCTTACAGCCGTGAATTGTTGCAACCTGACACTATCCCTATGGAAAAAGAAGGACTCGTGGTATTGCTTTTAAAAGATTCAAAAGCATATTTCCCTATTGACGAGTATCCGTCAGAGGTCTTTCAACGTTTCCGTGGAGATATTGTCGATTGGGTCTACGGTTTAGGAAATGATGATTTACGGATGTAGACATTGAAAACCCAATCTCGAGAATCTCCATACTTTGATTCATCAAGAACTTTCGCTTTAAATCCGTATTTTACCATCGCTTCCATGAAACATTGTTTTGTCACATGTTCGGTTTTTGAAGCAATTGTAGATGTAAAATGCTGTTTCAAGCCACCTGCGGTGGATAATCCATCATGATTATATCCGTTTTTTATGGAGAAATGCTCTTCTATATATTGTAATAGTTGGTCTTGCATTTCTTGAGACAAATCGGAAAAATGGTCAATATTTTTAACTGTCATAATTTATCACCTCCTCTTGTTATAGGATTAGTCGCAATATGATTATAACTTTTTGGAGGAGAAAATTCAAGAAAGGAGGAATCGAAAAATGACAAAACTAGAATCGCTGTTGATTTACTTAGAGAAGAACCCAACAGCAACGTATGATGAAATTTACAAAGACATCAAAGTAAATAAGCAAATGGCAAAAACGTATATCTATCGTTTGAAAGTAAGAGGGTATCTTGCTAAAGATGAAAATGGGTATAAGGTTTTAAAAACATTTACGGAAGAAACTGGAGAACGAAATTCAAGGGCGGATTATAAAATCGGAGTCATTCAACATCTGATTGATACCTTTACAGACGACTTTGATAATGCCCAATCATTTGAAGAAAGAGATGGAATCTCGAAAAGAGTTATTCAGTTACTGCATATGATTTAAAAGGAGAGTGATGTGATGAATTCAATTACAAACGTAAACACAATGACCTCGATTGAGGTTGCGGAACTAACGGGAAAAAGACATGCGGACATAATGAGGGATATTAGAGATGAAGTAGAAAAGCTTGAAAATCAGGAAGTTTCCACTGAACGCATTTTTGCGTTGAGTGAATATCGCGATAAAACAGGTAGAACTTTACCCATGTACAACCTGACAAAAGAGGGAGTTTTACAACTAGCGGCGAGATATGATGCTGTCGTTCGGTTTAAATTGATTGAAAGAGTTACCAAACCGCAAAAGCCTTTATCCATTCCTCAGCAATTATTGCAAAATGCTCAGTACCTAGTAGAGATGGAAAACAGAGTCTCCACAGTAGAAAAAGGAATTGCAAGATTGGAAAACAATCAAAGAAGAACTGTCACAAGTAATCATTTAACAGTCATTGCTTATGCGAACATGAAAGGGATTAAGCCAAATCAGTATCACGCCCCAAGTGTAGGGAAGAAAGCTACAAAACTTTGCAGAGAACAAGACTTGGCTATCGGCTCAGTAGTCGACAGCAGATATGGGCTTATCAACACCTATCCTGTGGAAATTTTGGATCAAGTATTTTTCGGGTAAAAAAAGGAGGTTATATGAAGCGTTACGAATTGTATCTGGACGACGGCGATACGGTTGTCATCTTAGACTTAGTGACAGGAAGCACGTTTGCCACATCTGTGGAAGAAGCATATCAATATTATTTATAAAGGAGGAACAGTATGTTAGAAAATTCTTACACTCACAAAGAGGTAGAGCGGGAAAAAGCTCAATTATTATTAAAAAATTTTATGTTTGAAATGGTCTGGCAGAAAGACTATGGCTGGGAAGAAGAGGGAAGAAAGATGTCGACGGAAGAAATTCGGAGCATGATTGAGGACAAGTTAGCTTGTTTGGAGGATAGTCAATTCGACGTCTTAGCTGAAAAAATAGCATACGCCGTTTTTGATATTTTTTAGAAAGGAGGAGATTTATATGTACGACATGTACTGTATTGACGGTCAATATTACGACTATATGGGAGATGATGGGAAATTTGCGAAATTGGAAAACAGAAGTACCGGAACACAAATCTATATGAAGATAGAAGATTTGTGGGAATATGAGTGCTAGGAGGGGATTATGAGTGAGAAAAAAGAAACACTCGCTATCACAATCGAGGAAGCCGCCGAGTACATTGGAGTCGGGAAAGATTGTGTGAAGCGGATGACAGAAGTTCCTGATTTCCCGCTGATTTACAATGGGAACAGGACACTGATTATCAAACCGAAAATCTTAGATTGGCTGACAAAGCACAATCGAGAGGATTTCGGGAAATGAAAAAAAAGTATCTACAGAAGCGACCAAACTTTACTAGATACTTTTCATAATAGAAAAGCTTATATGAAAAAGCTTTTCTTGAATTATAGCAGTTTTAATTAAAAAATTCAAGAAGGAGTGAGAAATGGAAGAAAAAGAAATTTCTGAAAAAAGCGTAGAATACGCGAGAATAACTGCAATAGAGTCCGCAAAAAGATTGGCGGAACATCTTAAAGAGCTAGATGTTTCAAATGAAAAACATAAAGAATTTATTGACTCGATACTTGAACACATGCGGGATTGTATTGAGCTCGGAAAAGAAATTGCATATGCAGAAATGATCTCGTATATGAAAGATAATGTAAAAGTGGGTGAGAAGAATGCGGATTAGGATTAGACCAACAATCTTCAATATCAGCTTAGTCGTTACTTTACTTTTAATGTTGTTTGCAAGACTGGACAGAGGGTATCTCACGTTTGGTGGAGAAACCCTGTTACCTCTTGTGGGATTGGTCGCACATTATGCATTAAAGGATTGGTGGGATAAATGAAGCTGGACGAATTCAAGAAAACATACAGAAAATTCCACTTGCTGTGGGGAGAAGGGGAAGTAGCAAGACTGTCGAGATTTTCAGAGATTATGAAAAAGTCTCCGGTGGAATCCACGAAATACTTGCTTATTTCCGGAGATTCGATTGGATTCACGGATTCGTATCGTGCGGTTATCATTAGCGCCACAAATGTTGTGCAAAAAACACAAAGTCCTCTTGGGTTTTATTCCACAGACCTGTTGTCTTTACTAAAAAAAGCTCAAGAAATCGCGTTAATGGAAGATTGCACTCTCGCAATTCGGGTAAAAGAAGAAGTACATGTATTCGCTCCTGTCCTGAATCGAGTGCCGGACATCGCCCAATTGCATAAACTGATACCCGCAGATGCAGAAAGAATATCCTTTTTCACAGAGATTTTCAAAGAAATGCCTGTAGCGGATATGTTATCTTGGAGAGCTATTTGCGAATCGTTCGGAGAGAACGATTTAGAGACGATGTGCCCTCGATTCTATTTTACGTCTGAGGGAATTTCTGTAAAAGCGGATCTAGGGAAATCACGTTTAGAAATGATGTTCCCAATCCCGCTAGAAATGGAATGCGAAAAAGTATTGAATCCAAATTTTATTGATTTGTGGTTAAAAGCTACAGCGAAAGAAAAAGTAGTAGCGACTTTACTTTATACGAGTAAAGAAAGTAGTGCAGTTTGTTTTGAAATGCCGAATTTAAAATACATTATTATGCCAATATCGTGGCGAAAAGGAGGAAAATAATATGGTAAAAGTAGAATTTCACGGATCTGTGGAAGAGGTAAAAAATGAAATGGTGGAATTTGTGGGAAGTTGGCAAGCACCTGTTGAGGATGCGGAGTTTATCTCTAGAGCAGTGGGCGATACACCCGTCGTCGAGGAACCTAAAAAAACGGTAATAGAGCCGGTAAAGATGAAATCTCCAACAGGGAATTGGACAACTTGCGATTGTAAAGAAGTACCAAAAACAGAGGCTCCGGCACCTGCGGCTCCTGTCGTACCGACTGTACCGGTTACACCTGCTACGGAATACACTTTTGCAGATATTCAAAGAATTGCGGCTCCGCTCGTACATCAAGGAAAATCCGCAGAACTAATTAATGCTCTTGGAAATTTCGGTGTAAAGGCAATTACCGAACTGCAGCAAGACCAGTTTGGGGCATTTGTTCAAGAGCTAAAGAATTTAGGAGCTGATGTCTAATGGCACATGCTCTATTAGGTCCGTCTAGTGCGGCACGGTGGATGGCTTGCCCACCATCAGTGAATTTAACAAAAGATATGCCGGATACGACGAGTGAATATGCGGCAGAAGGGAGTTTGGCTCATGAGATAGCAGAACTCAAGCTAAAGAAAAAAATAGTGGATCCGGGAATGTCCACTCGAAAATTTAATGCAAAGATGAAGAAATTAAAAGAAAAAGAACTGTATCAGGAGGAAATGCAGGAATTTACAGACATCTATGTGGATTTTATCCAAGAACAGATGTGCGCCTGCGAGAACACTCCGTATGTAGCTGTGGAACAGAAAGTAGATTTTTCGCAGTATGTTCCACAGGGCTTCGGTACGGCAGATTGTATCATGATATCCGGAGATACAATTCACGTTATCGATTTTAAATATGGAAGGGGTGTGGTCGTGGATGCGGAAGAGAATCCACAGATGTTGTTGTACGCTTTGGGGGCTTATCTGGCTTACAATTTCTTGTATGACATCAAGCGTATTCAGATGTCGATTGTGCAGCCTAGAGTGTCCCATTTCTCCTCGTGGGAATGTGACGTGGACTATTTACTATCCTTCGCCGAGCAAGCGAAAGAAAAGGCCCTCATGGCGGCAGAGGGGCAAGGGGAATTTCAAGCAGGCAAACATTGCAAGTTCTGCAAAGCAAAAACGACTTGCCGTACGAGAGCAGAGGAAAACTTGGAGCTCGAGGGTTGGCGGTATGCGTTGCCGCCACTCCTAAAGCCGGATGAAGTCGGGCATATTCTAAGAAAAGCGGAGGATTTAGCCGCTTGGGCGAAGGAATTAAAAGAATGGGCTTTGTCGGAATACCTGAACGGGAATGAGATTCCGGGATGGAAGGCAGTGCACGGAAGAGGAAGTAGAAGCTTCACGGATACCGATGAAGCTGTAAAGGTATTGATAGAAAAAGGAATTGCGGAGGAACTACTGTATGAACGCAAGTATTTAACACTTGCACAGATGGAAAAAGTAGTTGGTGAAAAGGATTTTAACGACATAGTAGGGGATTTGATTGTAATGAAGGAAGGTTCGCCAACTTTGGTTGCGGAAAGCGATAAAAGACAGGCGATTACTAATCGAATTAAGGCGGAAGATGAATTTAGTGCAGTTGAGGATATTGATAATTTATAAAGGAGATGATTATTTATGGCAAATGAGACTAGAATTATGACGGGAAAAGTGAGATTAAGTTATGTGCATTTATTTAAGCCGTATGCGGCAAATGCAGGACAAGAGGAAAAGTATAGCTGTACTATCCTAGTTCCTAAGCACGATGTGGCGACAAAGGCAAAAATCGATGCGGCAATAAACGCCGCTATCGAAAAAGGAGTGACAGGGTGTTGGGCAGGAGTCAAGCCTCCAAGACCGGCAACACCGATTTATGACGGGGATTCAGTAAGACCGTCTGACGGAGCAGAATTTGGACCGGAATGCAAAGGGCATTGGGTATTTACCGCAAGTGCGAAGACAGAATTTGCTCCGGGTGTGGTAGATGTAAGAGCCCAACCGATTCTGAACCGATCAGAAATCTATAGTGGGATTTATGCAAGAGTATCAGTGACATTCTTTGCCTACTCGGTAAATGGGAAAAAAGGGATTGGAGCAGGATTGAACAATGTGCAAAAGTTGGCAGACGGAGAACCTTTAGCGGCATCTGCAATTCGGGCAGAAGATGAGTTCAGTGCGGTACAAATCGATCCGCTAACGGGGGAACCTATTTTATAAAGAAAGAGCAGTACAAACTGCCTTTTCTCATCAAAGGAGTGAAGTATGAATACATTAAGCATAGATATAGAAACATACAGCTCTATCGATATTAAAAAAGCAGGAGCTTACAAGTATGCCCAGAGTGAAGATTTTGAGATTCTTTTGTTTGCATACAGCTTCAACCACGAACCTGTGCAGATTATAGATTTAAAGTCGGGAGAAGCTATCCCGGAAGATATTCTGGTAGCCTTGCAAGACCGAAACTGTGTCAAGTACGCATATAACGCAGCGTTCGAGTGGTGGTGCTTGAATCAAGCGGGAATAGACACTCCGCTAGACCAATGGCGGTGTACGATGGTGCATGGTCTTTACTGCGGATATACGGCAGGATTAGGAGCCACAGGGGCAGCGATAGGGCTTCCACAGGATAAGAGGAAGCTTGCAACCGGAACGGCTCTTATCCGGTATTTCTGTGTACCGTGTAAGCCGACCAAGTCGAATGGGAATCGTACCCGGAACCTGCCACACCATGCACCGGAAAAATGGGAATTATTCAAAGAATACTGTCTGCAAGACGTTGTGACAGAAATGGCAATCGCGGACCGGTTATTATTCTATCCAGTTCCTGAAAGAGAGTGGCTACTGTGGAGATATGACGTAGCCATGAACGCCTTTGGTGTCAAAATAGATAGACGGTTAGTCGAGGGAGCTTTAGCGATTGATGCTGAAGTACGACAAGAACTAATGTCGGAAGCGATGAGAATTACCGGGCTGAACAACCCGAATTCTTCCAAGCAATTGATGGAATGGTTGGAGAAGCAAGGAGAGGAAGTGGAAAACTTGCAGAAAGGAACGGTCTCACAACTGGTTGGAGACTTGGAAGACGGAGATGTGAAGAGGGTATTAGAGATCCGGCAAGAACTCTCCAAGACTTCGATTAAGAAATACCAAGCCATGCAGGAAGCCGCAGGAAGAGATGACAGAATCCGAGGAGTCTCTTTCTTCTACGGAGCCAATCGGACGGGTCGATACGCAGGACGTTTAGTGCAATTGCAAAATCTACCTCGGAACTATTTAGAAACCTTAGATGTTGCGAGAGAGTTTACAAGACAAGGGAATGGACAAGCTTTAAGCGTGTTGTATGGGAATGTTCCGGATACGTTATCTCAACTTATTCGGACGGCGTTTATCCCGAGTGAAGGTCATCAATTAGTGGTATCCGACTTTTCCGCAATAGAAGCCAGAGTGATAGCTTGGCTAGCCGGGGAAGAATGGAGAATGGAAGTATTTAAGACACACGGGAAGATTTACGAAGCATCCGCATCGCAAATGTTCGGAGTACCTCTTAACACAATCGTGAAAGGACATGAGAATTATGCTCTCAGAGCTAAGGGGAAGGTTGCCGAATTAGCTCTCGGGTATCAAGGGAGCGTCGGAGCTTTAATCGCTATGGGAGCGGATAAGATGGGATTAACCGAGCATGAAATGAAAGATATTGTGTCGAGGTGGCGGAACACTTCCAAACGGATTGTAGAGCTCTGGTACGCTTTGGAAAATGCGGCTGTGGACGTACTTACGACAGGGCAGAAACAAACGGTGAAATGCGTGACTTTGGCGATGGAATTCGATGTTACCTTTGGGCAAGAGTTTTTAACGATACTATTGCCGTCCGGTCGTAAGTTATTTTACCCAAAGCCGCATTTGCGAGAGAACCAGTTTGGCTCTATGCAGATGCATTACAAAGGTATCAATCAAACATCAAAGAAATGGGAGATTATACCCACTTATGGCGGAAAACTAACGGAAAATATCGTACAAGCTATTGCAAGAGATTGTTTGACAGAAACTCTACTTCGAGTGAAGCAGAAAGGGTGGCAGGTGGTGTTCCATGTCCATGATGAGATTATCTTGGATGCTCCAAAGTTTGTTTCTTTAGAAGATGTAGAAAGAGTCATGGGAGAACCGATACCGTGGGCTCCGGGGTTGATATTAAAAGCGGCTGGATTCGTAAGCGATTATTATATGAAGGATTAGGGATATCTATGAGAAAGATAAAACCAAAAGCAAAACGAGAAATTAAGTATAACGAAAAACGAGAAGTACAAGCACATAAGAAGCCCGCTCAAGAGGAAATCGACTCGATTGAAATTCGGATGCATCTACTGAACTTAGCCACCGTGGTGGAGAGACATCAGAGTGTCTGGAAGCGAGAGAAGAAAGAGAATGGCGGATATTTGAACCCTTACTACAACATCCTGATGGGGCGAGTTAAAAACTTGTGTCGAAAGACGTATGATGTTGCGTTTGAAGGAAAAGATGAAGTGGGGAACGACCCGTGGTCTAAGGCGATTATGGTAAAAACAATGACAATCTGTGCGAGAGCCTTTGGAGACCCGTTGCCTCTCTCCACAGATGACAGGCAACAGAATTTACCGCGGGGATTCATGGGAACTTTAGGGGCTTGGGCAAGTGTCGTCAAAGAACTTGGTTCGAAGCGACTAAGCTACTTGACGGAAAAATTGGAAATTCAAGAGGAAGTTTTAAAAATATTAGATTGTTCAGCGAAATACATGGAAATGGTATATCGGGAAATTACAAGAAATGAATTGTTAGGAGGATTTAGAATATGATAGATTATGCAAAAAAAATTAAAGAATATCGGCAAGAACATGGGATTTCACAAAAAGAAATGGCGGATTTATTGAGCGTAACACAGCCGTTTTTATCGATGTTGGAATCGGGGAAAATTAAGGTGGAAAGTGAGAACTTGAAAAAGAAAATTGAGGATTTATTAGGAGTTCAAGAGGAGCTTACGTTAAATGGAAAGACGGCGGAAGAAGTCTTGGAAGCAATTGTGGAAAAAGAGGAACAGAAAGAGGATAGGATTCACAGTCCTTCCCATTACAAAATCAAAGGCTGTAAGTTCGAAAGTATCCATTTACTGACTAACACCATAGAAGCGTTACCTGGAAACTTAGCATTCTATGTCGGAAATGCGATTAAGTATTTAATCCGGGCAGAGAAGAAAAATGGGAGAGAGGATTATGAGAAAGCAAAAGTCTATTTACAGTGGGCTGTCGACTGTAAATACGAAGACAGAGGATATTCAGAAGATGAAATTGCAGAAAGTTTAGGGGCAGATTGGCTGACTATCATTAGTGGAATCTGCGACGGCATGGATTTGAAAAAAGGCTTTACGATGAACGAAATATTCAAGGCGATCATGGCTTGTGATTATAAGATAGCTTTGAGCTATGTAGATAAATTACTAACACTTTAAAAGAAGGGGGGTGGCGACCTCAAATGCAATACTCGAGAACAATCACCATTTCTACTGCGAATAACCGATATTCAGAGCAGTGGACGGCAGTAGAAATGACATGGACTGCATTCGTAGAAAAGCTCGGGAAGCCGATTGTGACTGCAGAGAGCTACGAAGAGTACATGACCTACAAAAAGAAAAAGCAAGACCAAATCAAAGACGTAGGAGGATTCGTCGGTGGGGCTTTGGCAAGCGCTCTCCGACGAAACTCGACGATCCGGACACGTAGTATCGTAACCCTAGACTTAGATAATCTAGTTTATCAGGATGATGAGAAAATCCTGAAAATCTTGCACAGTTTGAATTGCTCATTCGCGGTCTACAGCACCCGGAAGCACAGTAAAGTAAAACCCAGACTTCGAATCATATTCCCGTTAGCCACAGACGTATCAGCTGACGAGTATGAGCCTATCGCAAGGAAGTTAGCAAGCTTTATCGGGATGTTGTATTGTGACCCAACAACGTTCCAACCGGTTCGGTTAATGTATTGGCCAAGCCATTCGAAAGACAGTGACTATGTCTACGAATATGCCGATAAAGGGCTGATAGACGGCAAGGCTATTTTAAATATGTATGAGAATTGGCAGGACGTGAGACAGTGGCCGGAAGTTCCGGGAGACGCAAAGCTTCACGAGAACATGGCAAAGAAACAGGAAAACCCTCTAGAGAAAGAAGGGATTGTGGGAGCTTTCTGCAGAAGATTCAACATTCTGGAAGCGATTGAAGAGTTCCTACCGGGAGTCTATGAGCCTTGCGACACAGAGGGTAGACTGACCTTCGTTGGCGGGAGTACGACCGCGGGAGCCGTACTCTACGAAGACGGGCTGTTCCTCTACTCGCACCATGCCACCGACCCTTGCAGTCAGAAGCTCGTGAACGCTTTTGACCTAGTGCGGCTGCATAAGTTCGGACATAAAGACGATACCGCAGAAGAGGGAACTCCGGTGGGGCGATTGCCCTCATATCTAGCAATGAAGGAGTTTATTGCTCGTAATACATCAATTCCGAAAGAATTGTTAAAAGAGAGACAGGAAAAAGCCATTCAGGAGTTTTCTTTGGCACCGCTACCGGAAGGAAGTGCAGAAGAAGTTCTGGAAGGAGAAGTCGTGGAAGAAGATGATGCTTGGAAGGATCAGCTGGAATTTGATGCGAACGGCTGGCCAGTGAAGACGACCACGAATATCCTGTTAATTTTGCGAAACGACCCTCTCTTACGTGGAAAAATTTTTATCGATGAGTTTTCCTCTTATATGTTAGTCAGAAGAGGGCTTCCTTGGGATACTCGATTTACAGGCGAAGATAGGCTGTGGACTGACTTCGATGATGCAGGACTTCGAGCCTACTTCGAAAGTGCTTATCGAATCGTTGCGGTCAATAAGATCATTGATGGGGTCAACTTAATCGCGGAGGAGAATAAAGAAAATAAAGTGGCCATGAGACTGCAGAGAACTTCGTGGGACGGGGTAGAAAGATTAGAAACACTGTTTATCGACTACCTAGGATGTGAGGATAATATTTATACAAGAGAAGTTGCGAAAAAATCGTTAGTAGCAGCAGTCCGAAGAGCCATAAACGGCGGGGGGAAATTCGACTACATGACGATTATTATAGGTCCTCAAGGAGTGGGGAAGAGTACTTTTTTAGCCATTCTTGGAATGGGTTGGTTCAACGACAGTATCACAAAAATTGAAGGCGGAAAAGAGGCCTGTGAGTTGATACAAGGAAGTTGGATTGTAGAGTTAGGAGAACTTGCAGGAATGCGGAAATCTGACATTGACACGATGAAAAACTTTGTCAGTAGACAGGATGACATCTTTCGAGCTTCTTTCGGGCGGAGAGCTCAAAAATACCCGAGACGGTGCGTATTCTTTGGGACCGCGAACGATTATAACTTCTTACGAGACGAGACCGGGAATCGAAGATTTTGGCCTATAGATTGTTTCATCTATGAGCGCAAAAAATCGATTTTCACAGACTTGCGAAAAGAGTTAGAACAGATATGGGCGGAGGCTTGCGAGATCGCAAAAGAGGAATCCTTTAGTTTGGAGTTAAGCGAGAAAGCGAAAGAAATTGCAGAGCAGGAGCAAGAAGCACACAAAGAGGATAATGTTCAAAAAGGAATTATCTTAGATTACCTAGAGAAGAAGTTGCCGAAGTCTTGGAATACTTGGGATGTATATATGAGAAGAAATTATCTAAACGAATACGAGGAACAAGTCAAACTGTACCCGGAACTATTCCAACGCGAAAAAGTCTGTATTTTGGAAATATGGGAAGAGGCTCTCGGTCAAGATAAACGATTCCTGAAACCTTATGACAGTAAAAACATATCGTCAGTCTTATCAAGTCTCAAAAACTGGGAAAGAATTAAGACAAATGCAAGGTTTGGGAGATACGGAACACAAAAAGGATTCCGAAGAAAAGTGTCAACCGACAGTGTCAACTGAGGCTAAAAAATGTCAACTTAATACCGAAATTGTCAACCATATATTCTATATATGTCAACTATGAAAATCAGTGAGTTGACATTGAGTTGGCGGTTTCGGTTGACGTGAAAAGTATTAGTATTATTGTATTATTATTATATTGTCAACTATGTCAACTATAAATCTATATAGAGATATATAAAATAAGAAAAATAAGGTATAAATATTTCTTAAATTTCTTATTTTTAATACCCTCTATACGCGTACGCGCGCGAGATGACATTTTAGATTTTTAAGGAGATTTGAAATTGAAAAAAACAGAAAAAGAAATTGAACGAAAATTAAAGAACAGGATAGAGAACCTCGGAGGTCTGTGTTTGAAGTGGACCTCTCCGGGAATACGAGGAGTGCCCGACCGAATTTGCGTGATGCCCGGAGGCGATGTTTTGTTTGTGGAATTAAAAGCAGAGGGGAAGAAGAACAATCTATCTCCTTTGCAGAAAAACTTTCACAAAAAATTAACCGAGTTGGGTCATATGGTTTGGGTCGTATCCTCTTACGAAGAAGTGAATGACCTGATTGAAACTTGGTGTATGAGCTAGGAGGTGATGTCGAATGAAGTTTGTACCACATAATTACCAAAAATACTGCATTGACCGAATGGTACAGGATGATAAGTTGGGATTGATGTTGGATATGGGCTTAGGTTGAGAAAAACAATCATAACCCTAACTGCGATTCAAGAATTGAAGTACAATCGATTTGAAGTAAATAAAGTTCTTATCATCGCCCCTAAGAAAGTCGCGGAAGTGACGTGGACGGATGAGATAGAGAAGTGGGAGCATTTACACCTACTTCGCCCTTCCCTCGTGCTAGGAAGTGCCTCAAAGCGAATAAAGGCCTTGGCCAAGAATGCGGATGTCTATGTCATCAACCGGGAGAACGTCGTGTGGCTGGTGGAATATTACAAAAACGAGTGGCCATTTGACATGGTGGTGCTGGATGAATGGAGTAGTTTCAAGAATCATCAGTCCAAGAGATTCAAATATTTAAAAATGGTGCGGGGGAAGATGAAACGAGTGGTAGGGCTGACCGGAACACCAACTCCAAACGGCTTAATCGACCTTTGGGCTCAGGTCTATTTACTGGACCAAGGAGCAAGGCTGGAGAAGACAATTGGAAAATACCGGGAGAGATACTTTGACCCGGGACAGAGGAATCGGACGACTATTTTCAACTACGAGGCAAAAGACGGATCCGAACATGCGATTCATGAAAAAATATCCGACATCTGTATCTCGATGAAAGCGGAAGACTACTTGCAACTTCCGGACGTGATTTATGAGACTGTTCCGGTGGTTCTGGATAGTAAAGCGAAAAAAGCTTATGATGAACTTGAGAAAAAGATGATCCTGGAACTGGAAGCTGGGGAAGAAATTACCGTGGCCAGTGCGGCAGCTTTATCCAACAAGTTACAGCAGCTTGCAAATGGAGCCATTTACAGCGAAAATCGGGAAGTCTTTGAAATCCACGACTGTAAAATCGAGAGGTTTTTAGAACTTATTGAACAGCTAAACGGGAAGCCGGCTTTAGTCTTCTACAACTTCCAGCACGATTTAAGCCGAATCCAAGAGGCATTGACAAAGTCAGGACTGCGAGTGAGGTTATTGAAGTCCCCGGAAGATCAAAAAGACTGGAACGAACATAAGATTGATATTCTATTGGCACATCCGGCCAGCGCAGCATATGGATTGAATTTGCAGGAAGGTGGAAATCATGTTGTGTGGTTTGGGTTAAATTGGAGTTTGGAGTTGTATCAGCAAGCCAATAAGAGACTTCATAGGCAAGGGCAGAAAGAGAAGGTTATTATCCATCATCTCATCACTAAAGGAACACGGGATGAGGATGTGATGGCCGCGTTGGAGAACAAAGGAAATGTACAGGAGGAACTGTTACAGAGTTTGAAAGTGCGGATTGAGAAAGTAAAAGGAGGAGGATAAAATGGAAACAGTATTGGAAATAGAATTCGTGAGAGTATTTGATAAATGGGTACTAGGAGAGTGAGGAAGAATGAGATATATTTTTAGTGAAGAGAAATACGAAAAAAGAATGAAGGAAAGAGGCTGGGATCCTCTCTCATGTGCTGAGCAATTCGATGGAATGGTAATACAATTCGAAAAAAATAAAGATTGTCGGATTTTCGGAGATTTTTGTATCTTTAAACACTGGTGTGATACGTTTGAAGATAGACTGGATGACCGATTAAAAGAAATCTGGGACAGACAACAAAATTTTGATAACATAGCTTTTCAAAATGCGGCAACTACGAGAGAAGATACAACTCTACATAGAAAAGTTGCCCTTATTACTGAAATCGGGGAATTATTCAATGAAATCCCTGACTTTAAGTATTGGAAGAAGAACAAAAATACTGAGATAACAGACAAAACAAAAGAAGAGTTTGCAGATGTACTACATTTTATCTTCTCAATAGGAATTGACGTTTTTGAAAATGAACAAGAGATGTTCGAGTGGTACTGCAAGAAGAATGATAAAAACTTAGAAAGACAAAGAAATGGATATTGAGGAGGACTAAATGACAGAGAAGGAAATTAAAAAAATTGTGAAAGTAACAGTAGAAGAAGTACATAAACATAAATTGAAGCCTGCTAAGAATCCATTTCAATTGACCGAACTCTATTTGTCGCAGTACAAAAACATGGAAGAGAGCATTCAGATAAAGTTAGATACAATTAAAGAATTGAGAGAGGATATTCCGGGACCTAAGAGTCCTACTTTAGTTCAAGATGTTGTGAAAGGAGGAAAAGTAGAAAATAAGTCACAGCTTGAGAGACGAGAAGAAGTCATCAATCATCTCGTAAAAGAAGTGGAAGAGTTATCTGCTTTGAAGTTGCAGATAGAAAAAGTCATGGATAAGTACAGAGCAGACAAAGACTTTCGGATTATCCAGGAGCGGTTTTTCAATCGCAAAACTTTCGATGAAATTGGGGATATGTTTGGTATTGATGAGTCTACAGTCCGAAGGCGAAAAAACCGAATTGTAAAAGAGATGTCTGAAATTCTGTTTCCGCTTTGTGCCGAAATGCCGCCGAAAGTGCGCCTTGACTATGCCGAATAAATATTATATAATGCTATCGTGGAAGAAGCAGGGAGAAAAACCTTGCTTCTTTTTTTCTCTCCCCGGAGAAACGAGTTAGGCTTCTCGTGAAAAAATCTTTATTTATTTTATAGAAATTATGAAAATTTTATTGTATAATAAAATATATTATTTTGAATAAGAGGAGGTTTTGCAGATGAAAAAATTTTTTAAAATATTCCAAAAAGAAAAAGATATTGTTGCTATTGAATATACTGTGGAAGATCAGAAGAATTATTTTAATTTTGTAAAATCTCAAACAAAGCAAAATATGCGTCAAGTAATAATTACTTCTGAAATAATGTTGGAAATTATAGAAAAATCTTTTTTAAAAAATAATATTTGTGTGATAAAATCAATAAAATTTGCTGAAGAAGATAGTGAATTAGATGAGGAAATAAACCTTTATATTAAGCATATTAATAATGATAAAGAAAACTTAAAGAAATTATTTACTAAATTGGAGTGTATTTCTAACTCATCTTCTATAGATATTGAGGAAATAGAAGTAATAATTAAAGAACGAGAAAACGATGAATTTATAAAAATGAAAATTTGGGTTAATGGAATCATAGGAATAGATACAAAAAATAATAGGGAGAATAAAATCAAATATATTTTAGAAGTTATAAAGAGTAAATTGGAGAGTTAAAGTGAGAAAATATATAGAATATTTTATACCTGTACTCATCTCCTTTGTTACTTACTTCTCTAATAAATATTTACCTGATATTTCTAGATTCTTTTCAATTATTCCACTTGAAGAAAAAAATAATTTTAATATTATATTTTATTTTGCAGTTTTTACTATTTTCTTTCAATTTCTAATTGATTTATTAACACAAATTTGGAATAAAATAAAAATTAGTATAATTATAATAATATATGAAAAAAATAAGACCCCTAACATTGACAATACCCCAGAGATAACTTTTAACTCAAAAGATTTAAGTGAAGTTTATTTTAATTTTAAAATAAAAGGAAATTCTAGAATCTTAAAAAAGATTATTTTAGATTTAGATTTACCTAATTGGGCATCCTTTCAAGCTAATATAAAGTACAATCAAAAAGGATGTTATGAAATATCTATTAAAGATGTTATTCATAGAGAAAAACAAAACAAATATGTAGAAATGGAGTCAAACAAGTCATATCCTATTATTTTTAATCCTACAGATGACGAAACGAATTCGGATAAAGTATCAATTAGTATCAAAAATAGATTTTTACGATATTTATGTGAGTTTCATTCAAATTCATTTATTATTAAAAATTTAAAGAGGTGAAAATATGCTAACAACAAGATGGGTGGATAAAACTGAAAACAATTTTGAAGAAATAATTAATAGGATTTTAAATTTTCAAGAAAATAAAGAGTCATCTTTTGGAGATAAAAATTTTAAATTTGAAAAAATATTTTCTGAGAATAAGTTTGTTATAATAGGTGATAAAAATATAATATTTAACAAAATTAATTTCTCATATGATACTATTATTGAAGGAGAGCAACCTGAAGAAGATAGAATTACTCTTAAGAAAGGTTTCATAATAGTATATAGTACAGGAAGTAATACTAATTATATAATTAGTAAAAATTCAGATGCAAAATCTTTCTTGAGAAAAATAAATGAATGTACAGAAAAAAATACAATTGTAGAAAATATGATTAATTATGAAGAAGATTTCTTTATTTGGTTAATAAATAAGGTATACAGCAACAGTAACATTTTGGAGTTATCGGATAAAAAAGAGATAGAAATAAAAAGTATAAAAGGGTTTAGAGGAAAAACTTCAGATTTATTAACACAAATTAAGGCTGATGGTGAAACGGTAATAAATGTTATTAGCACTTTAGCTTTCTTGTTAGAGAGTAAAAATATAAACCAAATTACCATTGAAATTGGATATAGACCCCATGAAAATATAGAATTAAAAATAAATAAAAAAGGTACTATTGATATAGATGTAAAATATTATCTAGGAGAATTAATAGATGAAACAGATGAAGAGTTGAAATTTGTAAAACTAGTACTATTAGTATATTTAGATTTACTCCCAAAGATTTATCAGTATTATAAAGGGGAGAAATCTAATACTGAGTGGAGTACAGAAAAATATAAAACTTTCATCGAAGAAATTAAGAATGATATTTTGTTAAGAATAGAAGCTAAGATTAAATAAAAAATAAATATAATTATAAAAGAGAACTATGTTTCTTTTTTTAGGTCCTTGTAAATTACAGGGGCTTTTTTTGATATAAGCCCACTTTTTGAGTTACATCGGCTATAAACATAAATTCGATTTTAAGTGTATATAGAGAGAGGTTTATTACTTCTCTCAGAATGGAGAGTTAGCATAAATGGTAATGCAACAGCTTGCTAAGCTGTCGTCAATAGACTTACAGGTTCAAGTCCCATACTCTCCGCCAATATTAACGTCAACACTCTTGCAGTTCTTAAATGAACGAGGTACGTCCTTACGCAAGAGTTTTTTTATTTAGGAGTAACGATGAAAGCATATAAAAAAATATACGACTTGGGAAGTCGAGAAGCACCGGTCTTATATATTTTCGGAAAACTACATATTGGAGAAAAGATAGATACGCACACAACGTTATTAAATAAAATTCTTGGGCTTGATTTACAGTTTTCTACAGAAGATGAGGCATTGGATATTAACTGGAACGATAAAAATATTACTCGATTTTCTGACTTTGAAAAAGAAGTGTTATTTGGAAATTTATTCGAAAAAACCATATATTGGGAATATTTCAGCGATAAAAAATTACTCGAAAAAGTCAAAAAGAATGAAAGGGCATATCGGCACAAGTTATTAAAGTATGTCAGAATTAGAAATTTTTAGAAAGTGAGGTGAAACAGATTGAACAAACAGGATTTATTCGTAAAAGAGTATTTGAAAGATTTGAATGCGACACAAGCATATATTAGAGCAGGATACAAAGCGAAAGATGAGAAATCAGCAGCAGTTTTAGCCAATAGGTTGTTAAGGAAGGTTAAGATACAAGAAAAAATACAAGCAGCAATGAAAGAAAGAGAGAAGAGAACGGAGATTACGCAAGATAGAGTATTAAGAGAGATTGCAAACTTGGCTTTTACGGATAGAACCGGAATCGTCAATCTGAAAAAGAACCGAGTTATCATACAAGATTTTGAGGAATTAACACCTGAGCAAAGAGCATGCGTTGCTGGAGTAAAAGAAACGAAATACGGTATTGAGGTGTCTTTCTACAACAAGGAAAAAGCCTTAGAAATGTTAGGTAGACATCTAGGGATGTTTAATGACAAAGTAAAAATAGACGGAGAAATGACAGTAAATAATCCGCTGCAAGGATTGACAACAGAAGAATTGAAAAAGCTAATACAAGGATAGGAGGTGGTACGGTGGCATATGATATGAATTTGATAAGATTAGAAGCAAAAAAAGAATTGGCAAGAAGAGATTTTTGGAGTTATTGTAATTTCTTCTCTCCGAATTTTTATACAGAAAAAAAAGCATATTTAACAGACTTATGTAATCGATTACAAGCATTTATAGAATCAGATAAAAAAGTGTTAGTTGTAAATATGCCACCTCGGTTTCGGGAAATCAAGAACCGCTACTAACTTTGTGCAGTGGCTATTAGGGACAAATAACCATCTAAAAATTATGACCGGATCCTACAACGAAACTCTGTCATCCACGTTTGCCAAGCAAGTGCGGGATATGATCGCAACGGAAAAAAGTATAGGTATGACAGTATATCAAGATATTTTTCCAGCAACAAAGATCAAATACGGAGAAGCTTCGATGAATAAATGGGCTTTGGAAGGAAGTCAAGTAGCAAACTACTTAGCAACAAGCCCTACCGGGACTGCGACCGGATTTGGGGCGGATATCATCATCATTGATGACTTGATAAAGAACAGTGAAGAAGCGTACAACGCAAACACATTGCAAAAGCATATCGATTGGTTTACAAATACCATGCTATCTCGGACAGAAAAAGGATTTAAACTAATCATAATCATGACCCGCTGGGCGACAAATGACCTAGCGGGTTTTATTTTGGAGAACTTCGAGGATGTAGAGCATATAAACTATAAAGCGATTAACGAAGATGGAAGTGCTTTAGATGAAGATGTTTTGAGTTTGGAGGATTTTAACTTTAAGACAAAGCACATGGATAAGGCGATTGTATATGCGAACTATCAGCAAGAGCCAATCGACATACAAGGAAAGCTATACCAAAATTTAAAAACATATGTAGAAATCCCAAGAGAGAAGGTACGACAGCGGAGAGCCTACTGCGATACGGCAGACACCGGAGCGGATTATTTATGCAATATCATCTACGATGACTGCAAAGATAGTGCTTATATCATCGATGTGATTTATACAAAAGAGCCTATGGAAGTGACGGAGGAGCTAGTTGCTGCTGCTTACAAAGCTCATCAAGTAAACTTAGCTGACATTGAATCAAACAACGGGGGAAGAGGATTTGCAAGGAATGTTGAGAGAAGAACGAAAGAACTTGGAAATTATAAAACAGTTGTAAAATGGTTTCATCAGTCCGGGAATAAGCAATCCAGAATACTGGCCAATAGTTCTTGGGTACAACAAAATATTTATTTCCCAATCGACTGGGAGAATAAGTGGCCGGAATTTTACAGAGCGATTACAACCTACCAAAAAGAGGGAAAAAATGCTCATGACGATGGACCGGATGTTTTGAGTGGGATTGCGGAAAAGATGAATCAAAATACAATAAGCACACTAGACATCAGAAGTTTAGGAATACGATAGAGAGGAGAAGAAATGGAAGTAAGAGAATTAGAAACTGCTTTGAAAACTTTCTTACAAGTAGAATTACCGCGGTTACAGAAATTAGAGGACTACTATGTCGGGAAGCATGATATTTTGAAAAAGCAAGACAGAGTTCCGGGAAAGAAAGACACTAAGCTAGTGAACAATTATTGCGAATATATAGCAAGCATTTCAACAGCATATTTCTTAGGAGAGCCAATTGGATATACTTGTGAGAATGAAAACATGGATTATGAGAAGCTATCTGAATATTTAGCAACAGAAGAAGAGCAGCAAGAAAACTTTGAGCATGCCCAAAATTGTTCAATCTTTGGGAAATCTTATGAGTTGTGGTATGTAGATTTAGATCAGAGCATTAAAAACGTCGTGTTGGATCCTCGAGATGTTTTTATATTAAGAGATAATAGTATCCAGAAAAAAATGATTGCTGCCGTTCGTTGGGATATGCAGAAGAACGCTGATGATAAGAGAATTTACACTTTGGAAGTGTACGATGAGAAATCCGTCACCCGGTATGAGTGGGAAGCAGAAGGGAAAGAGCTTCCTACCGTTGTTGGAGAAAGTAAACTCCACGGATTTAACCAAGTTCCGATTATTGAGTTTAGTAACAATAAACGGCAACGAGGGGATTTTGAAGGAGTTATCTCTTTAATTGACGGATACAATGAAGTTACTTCAACATCTGTTGACGATATGAAAGACTTTACAGATGCAATTTTAGTTCTTAAAAATCTCAGTGGAACCGATGAAGAAACAATGAGAAATGTCAAGCGGGATAAAGTGATGAAAACGGATGGAGATGGCGGGGCAGAGTGGTTAGTGAAAGTCGTGAATGACACATATGCCCAAAACAACAAAAACCGTTTAAATCAAGACATTCACAAATTCTCCTTAATCCCTGATATGCAGGATAAGGAATTTTCCGGAAACAGTTCCGGGGTGGCGTTAGGATATAAGCTTCTAGCATTAGAACAGTTGACTGCACAGAAAGAAATGTACTTCAAAAAAGCATTAAATCAAAGATTGCAGCTGATGATTGATTTCTATAATCTAAACCTAGAACCGAAACAAATTCAAAAAGTATTCACAAGAAATACTCCGAAAAACTTAGTTGAGATTGCAGATGTTGTGACAAAGCTTTCAGGAATTGTATCTCAAGAAACTTTGTTGTCGAATATCCCTTTTGTCGAAGAAGCGAAAACAGAAATGGAAAAATTGAAAGCGGAGCAGGAAGCAGGTGTGGCAGTGGATATGAATACTCGGCTTGGAGCTGATGGAAATGGCGAAGATGAGTAAAGAATATTGGGAAAAACGGCAACATGAGAGAGAGGCGAAGGCTTATTCAAGTATATTAGAAGTGGAGAAAGAGTATAAAGAAGCTTTAGAGAGGGCTAAGTTAAATATTAACAAGCAAATTAGCCACATCGGAACAACTTACATGAAAGATAATCAGTTAAGTTATGCAGAAGCAACGAAACAGCTAAAAGGAACAGAATACAAAGTATGGAGAAAACAACTGGATGAGTATATGCAGGAATGGAAGCAATTGAAAAGAACCGCCCCTGTGGAAGCGAAAAAACTTTGGCTAGAGATAGAAACTTTATCTGCAAGAAGCCGTATCAGTCGATTAGATACTATCAGAACACAGATTGATATTGAACTAAGCAAAGTATCGAGTGAGGCAGTGGAAAGCACGAGAAAGGCACTCTACGGAGTTTATGGAGATACTTATCAAGAGGTTATGAAAGACTTAGGAATAAAGTCAATGTTTTCTGACAGTATGGCGAAAGCAGTGATTGATCGTCCTTGGAGTGGAGCGAACTATTCTAGTAGGCTTTGGGGAAATTCAGAAAAGTTGGCTAGAGTACTAAAACAGGAAGTCACAACGGGGATGATACAAGGAATCAATCTAAAAACAATGGGAAAGCGTATATCGGATAGAATCGAAGGAGCGAAAAAGAATGATGTGGAAAGGCTCTTACGAACAGAAGTCAACTATGTGATGAATCAAGCGACTTTGGACGGATACAAAGACGCTAAGGTTGAGAAATATACTTTTGATGCCACGCTAGACAGTAGAACAAGTCAGATTTGTGCAGAGTTGAATGGAGAAACGTTCGAATTAAGTAAGGCAGTCGTCGGAGTCAATTACCCGCCGATGCATCCTCGATGCAGAAGTACAACTACCCCTGTAATTGATTTTGAGGCTTTAGGAGAAAAGTTGAGAAAAGAAAAAGACTTGCAAGAATTCGAAAAAGAGAGTATGATAAATGAAACAAGACCATATTCAGATGCTGTGAAAAAAGTACTCGAGTATGGGCATAAAACAGGAAATGAAGGATTGATGTGGCTAGATTTACAAGGAAATGAAATTATTCCGTTTAAGACTGGAAGCAACAATCGGGTTGCTATCACAAAGGAGACAATAACTTATTTGAAATCATTGCCTACCGATACAGTTATTTCACTACACAATCATCCGGGAAGTTCTTCATTCTCTACAGCGGATATGAATGTGGCGTGCTATTTGCCAAGTGTTAGAGAGATGAGAGTGATAGGGCACGATGGCACAAAGTATTTTCTAAAAATTGGGAACGGACAAAGACCTGAAAAGCATATACTTGATGATGTCTATTACCGTACTCGAAATAAATTAGAACGCAAATATATACAAGAATTAAGTGATTTATCGAAAAGACAGAAAGCATGGAAAGAGCTCACACATGAAATCAATGAAAAAATGGCAAAAAAATTTGGATGGGAGTATAGGAGGGAATTATGAAAAATAAGCAGGAAGAGATATTGATGCCGGACGAATTCATCCCGGACTATTCTTTATCGAAAGAAGAACGCGAGAAGCAATGGCAGGAATGGATGGAAGAAAGTCGAAGAGCAACAGAAAAACTATTTGATTCGAAATAAAAATCGTGGAGGTTAAGAAATGAAAAAATTATCGGTTGTTTTGGTTTTATTGATATTATCAGTTTCTTTATTTGCAAACGTTAGCGCAAATGAAGTTTATGGAATTCCACTAAAACATTCTACTTTCAAAAACGTAGAAGTATTGAATAATAGCAGAAATGTAGTTATTCATTTAGCGGTTAGTGCAAAAGCTGCGGATCATGGGAAAGTTCCCTCTTTTGTATTAGAAGATTCGAAACAGATATTCTCGTATTTTAAGAAAAAGTATACGTCAAAAGACTATGATGTCGTTGATATCATGTTTTATATGAAAAATTACCAATTTGCGAATGCAAACGCATGGAGTGACACGATACAAAATCTAAATATATCAAAATTAAATTTAAATACTGCTAAAAGTAAATTAGATGCTTGGGAATGTAAGTGGTAATTAAACAGAATACGTCCAAATTAAGAGAGGTATAAAATCCTCTCTTTTTTAATACTTAAAAACAAGAAAGCGAGGTGAAAGATATGACAAGAATGGGATATATTTTTTTTATTTTAATCGTCTTAGTAGGCGGAATTTACACGTACTTTAGAATTAAGTATCGTCAAAAGAAGCCAAAGGATTTATTCAATCGAGCAAAGAAAGATTTTAAGAAAAAGTAGGAAAGGGGCTAGCAATAGTCCTTTTTCTTTTGCCGTACTTGTGGGCGTAAAACACACGGAAATGAAAATAATAGTCATACAGGACTTTAAACAGGAGGTTATAAATGGCAGAAGGAACTGAAAAAACTTTCACACAAGAAGAAGTGGATGCAATCGTGGAGAAAAGATTAAGAAGACAGACAGCAGATTTTGAGAAAGAGAAGAAAGAGCTGGAAAGAAAGCACGGAGAAACAATCGAGGAGTATGAGGAAAGAATCAAAAATGCGAACTTGACGGCAGAAGAAAAACACAAGAAAGAATTAGAAAAAATTCAGAAAGACTTGGATGCAAAAAATGCGGAACTTTCTACAATCAAAACGAACGAGATAAAGAGAAATATGTTAGCGAAGTACAAGCTATCCGAAAAATTCTTATCCCGTATCTCCGGAACAACAGAAGAAGAAATCGAAGCATCTGTAAAAGAATTTTCCGAAGCAATCGGGGAATATATGAAGTCACAAGTTGGCGGAACTCCGGAAGCAATGAACGGTGGAAGTAATGGCGGAGCCGATAAGGCGAAATTGGAAGAATTGAAAAAAAAGGCAATGGAATCAGGAAGTGCTGAGGACAGAGCTGCGTACGTGAAAGCGAAAGCAGAAGCGGAAGAAAATATAGGAGGTCAAGAATAATATGGCAGGAAAAATCGATAAGCAATTAAACTCAACGAATCAATTTATCTCAAATGACATTTCTGAGGAATTAACATTAGTCAATCCCAACGTTTCTCCCATTATGTCGCATATTTTGAGAGGCGGAAGAAAGGAAAAAACAAATGCTATTACGTTTGAATGGGTGGATCATTATGAGAGAAAAACGAACTCGACTTTGAAAGCGCAATTGCAAACATCCGGAAATGAAATTCAAGTGAACGATGAAGATGTATTAGTAAAAGATGCATTATTAGCAATCGGAGATGAAGTTGTAAAAATTACGAACGTGAAAGAAGACAATAAAGCAGATGTGACAAGAGGATATGCAGGAACTACTAAGAATACAGGAACTTTTGAAGTAGGAACGGCAGTTCAAAGTTTAGGAATTGAGATGGAAGAAGGCGGGGATTTAAAACCATCCACTGTAAAATTACCGATTCACATCACGAATAACACCGGAATCATCTTCGAATCCTATGAAATCACAGAAACGGCAAAGCATTTAGCAATTCACGGACAAGGCGGATTATCTGCAAGAGAGCTGGAATCACAAAAGAAGAAAGATGAAATGATGGGGTATTTGGAAAATAAAGTACTAAACGGGGTTAAGTTTTCGAACGGAAAACAAAGAAATTCCGGAGGAGCAAAATCTTTAATCAAGGCGCATGGAATCGTGTTTGACGCTCGAAATGAAGATATTTCTGTAGACCTCTTAGATGAGGTCGTAAAGGCAATTGTGGATAGAGGAAATCCGGGAGCAGCGGAATTAAAAGCCGGGAAATATTTCTTATGCGTTCCATGGGCTCAAGCGGTTAAGATTAACAGATTAAACAAAGAATCTGTAAGAACTGACATCAGAGAAAACGTGACCGGAACTTTGGTTACAGAAGTTATCACAAATGCCGGAAAACTAACTGTATTCCCTGCTCCTTCTTTGTTAGATAATGAATTCTTAGTGACGAACTTATTCAACTACAAAATCAAAGAATTATACCCAATCAAAGAAGAAATGGCAGCGAAAACAGGGCTACGAGATGCATATTTCTTCCATGGAGAACATGGATTGGAAATTAAGAATTTACCATTCCAAGTGCATGTGAAGAATGTAAAAGTAAAATAAGGAGGAATTAAGATATGGCAAAAAATGATAAAAAAGCAACAGAAGTTACTGTGGAAGAAGTGGAAAAAGCAACAGAAAAAGTAAAGTTCACATCAGACTATAAGAGTTTGATGATTGCTGGAACTAACATCGTATTCCGGAACGGAGAGTATGAAACAGAGGACGAGTTGGAAATTGCTTTATTGAGAAATAACAGTGCGGTGGTGGAAGTTGAAGCAGGGGAATAATTCTCCTGCTTTTCTCTTAGAAAGGAGCAGGGAATGGAAGAGGTTATTGAAAAAATCATATTAAAGATAAAAGATTTAACTGAAATCGAAAATGAGACAAAAACAAAAGTACAAATCTCGATTCTAATCCGCAAAGCTCTCAACTATATGCACCGGGAAGATTTCCCAGAACAACTCGTAGAGCCTTTTGCGGAACATTTAGCTCTGAAAGAAATGGAACGACTGGACCCAAGCATAAAAAGTATCACGGAAGGTGATACAAAGTATGAATTAAACGTTTCTCGAGATACAACAGAAGAACTATTGCTTGGTCTTAAGAGCCAGCTAAACCGGTTCAGAAAGGTGGGAACCCTATGAGATTGTCAGATTTACACGTGGATGAATGCACTGTGTATCGAGCTGTATCTCAAGAAAATGAGTACGGAGCTTTGAAAGAGAAATATGAAAAGTTGTATGAAAATATCCCTTGCCGGTTATCTCAAAAAGTATTACGGAGTGTTTCTGTTGGAGATAACAACAGTTCTAGTCAAGAGTATAAACTTTTCACAGACTTAGGAGCTGATATTAGGCAGAATGACAGGCTTATTATCACGAGGTATGCTGACGGTAGCCAATACTTTTTCAAAGCCTCAAAACCGATGTCTTACAGCGTGATACGGCATAAAGAAATTGTACTCACTGAAATTTCTGAAAACGAGGCGATGGAATGAAACTAAAAGGCTTTGATGAGTTTGAGAAAGTAATACAAGGACTCAAGAACGATTTTCCGGATAATACAGAAATTTTTATGAAACAACAAGCAGAAGCATTAAAAGCAGACGTAAAGAAAGCAACTCCAGTTGATACCGGAACTTTACGGAATGCTTGGCAACGAGAAAACGCAGGGAAATATAGGCAGGTTTTGTTTAATGCTACTGATTATGCGGCTCACGTAGAATACGGTCATAGAATTGGCAAAGGGAGAAAAAGATTTGTTAAGGGACGGTTCATGTTGAGAAAAGCGATAGATACAAGGCGGATTAAGTTTTATCGAGACTTGGAAAAATTTGTAGGGAAGTTGATGAAAAAATGAGATGGGAAGATATAAAAAACAGCATTACTTCTACGATGAAGCGGAACATGCCGAATACGAATATCTATTTTGAGGAAATAGACAATCCGATATTTCCTTACTTTTTCGTAGACTTAGTGGATTATAAAAAAGAATTCAATACGACTCATCGAGAGTGGAAATCGATTATTTTAGACATTCGCTATCATCCAGAACAGCATAATAAAAATGCTCGGAGTGAAATTATTGAAACTCTGGAAAAACTGGATACGGCATTTGAGTATCAGGGAAATAAGGTATTACATGCCAAACGGGTAGAAGGGAATGAGATTAAAGAAGTACGGTGGCTGACTTTACTGGATACAGATATTACGGTAATAGATAAAGTCGGTCATTATGTATTTACGTTAAATCTATTTGATTTATATGGGAAACCGTACGATTATGAATTGATGAAAGATTTAGAATTACAATTTAAAGATTAGGAGGTAGGAAATGGCACAAGTAGGTCAAATTAAAGCAAGTCCGGAAATCAATATTGTGTTTCAAACGTTAGCTACAACAGCAATCCAGAGAAGTGCACAAGGGATTTTATGCATTATTTTGAAAGACAGTAAGATGAAAACGAAGTGGAGCACTATCAAAACAATTGCGGATATTGACGCAAAGAACTGGGATGAGAAATCCGTGAAATTGATGACTTTAGCAATGCAAAAATATGCGCCGAAAAAGATTTTAGTGCGAGCGTTGCAGACGGAAGAATCTGACTATTCAATTATTTTAAAAGAATTAGAAAATAGAAAAATCAATTGGTTGGCATGCCCATCCGCTCAAACTCCAGATGATACAAAAGTGGTAACTTGGGTAAAACAACAATTTGGGACAACTGCGATCGGAAAAACAATTAAGTATGTTTCTTCTTTTGCGAGCAATTCAGACCATCCAGCAATCGTGGAGTTGGCGAATACCGGAACTTATAAATCCAAGTTGGGTGATTTTACAGCTCAGGAATACACAGTAGCTATAGCTGGGGCGATTGCAGGTTGTCCGCTTAATCGAAGTTTGGATAATGCAATTATGCCGGATTTAATATCTGTTGTAGATGTAGAGCATAAGCTTGGGAAGTTCTCGTTATACAATGAAGATGAAGTTGTGAGAGTGAATTATGCAGTGAACTCAAAAACGACTTTTGACAGTTCTTGGAAGAAAGATACAAGAAAAATCAAAGTTGTTGAGGGAATGTGTATGGTTGTAGATGATATTCGAGATACCTTTAAAAATTATTGGTTGGGAATTTACTTAAACAGTTATGACAATAAAATGAATTTTTGCTCTAATGTGACAAAAGTTTATTTTAAAGAATTGGCTCCGAATGTATTATCTGCGGATTATGACAATAAAATTGAAATCGATTTTGATGCACAAAAGAGATACATTGTCACAGAGGGATTGGATCCGGATGAAATGTCAGAGTTGGAAATCATGAAATACCCAACTGGGGATGATGTGTATTTAACCGGAGACGTGAGATTTGCAGATACTATGGCGAATCTACAGTTGACGATTTTGATGTAAAAGGAGGGGAATAAATGGCAGAACAAATTACAAGAGGAAATCAGACTATAAGTGGTGCTTATGGCACTTTATGGCTGAATAACGAAAAAGTAATGGAATTAAAGTCTGTAGAGGCAAAAGTCACAGCTGAGAGAACAGATGTTCAACTTGGACTTTCGATAGACAGTAAAATTATAGGACTAAAAGGAGAGGGAACCATAACAGTCAACAAAGTCTATACAAGAGGGAAAAAGCTTTTGGAAGATTGGTTGAAAGGGAAAGATACCAGAAGCAGAATCGTGACTTCTATCCAAGACCCGGATGCAGTCGGAAAAGGAGAAGAACGGGTGTCGATTGATAACGTGTGGTTCAATGCAATCGATTTGGCAAAATTTACAAGAGGAGAGGTTGTGGAAGAAGAATTACCGTTTGGCTTTACTCCGGAAGATGTGAAATATGAAAATGCAATAAAATAGGGAGGGGTGAAATGATAGTAACTGTAGAAGATTTATTGGGACAAGCGAAAAAAAGAGAAGACAAAAAGACATTTAAAGTGTATGTAACGGAATTAGACCGCGAAATTGAGTGTAATCCCATTTCACGAAAAGAATATTTGGATATAGTATTTTCCGGTACAAAAGATGAAGATTCTGAAATCATATACAACAGCTGTCCGATTTTCAGAAATGACGACTTGATAAGAAAATTAAAGTGTGAATTGAATCCGGTTGAAGTTGTAGATAAAGTTTTATCCGCATCTTCAATTTATGCTCTGACAAAATTAATTTTACAGCAATCTGAAATTGAAAACGGGGCTATCTCGAAATATGTAAAACTGATGGAAAGTGATATAAAAAACTAATCAAGAATGATTGGAAAATATCTACGATTGCCCACTATCTACAAAAAGGGTATAGTTTAAGAGAACTCCAATCATTAAGTTTTACAGAACTGTATTTTTTATATCAAAGTATTGACTTTTTTAATCATACTGGAGTATAATTAAGAAAAAGACGAAAGGGGATGATATTTATGATAAGAGCGATATTTATGATGTTATTAAGTTTTATAGCGTTTTTTATCAATCCAATAGCGGGAATTATCATTTTCTTTGGTTCTATTTGGATAGCCGGAAAACCATATTAATTAAAATAAAACGGGAGAGGTATCTACGGAGCCTCTCTTTTTTATTTTAGAGAGGAGGATTATGGATCATATATTAAGTGCTACACTCGAACTAAAAGATAAATTTTCTGCAAAAATAAAATCTGCAAGTTCTGCTCTAAAAAGTTTTGAATCAGAAAACAAAAAAGCAGGCAGTGCTGTAAAAGATACTGCGAATTGTATCAAGAATGGTGTTACCAGTTTGAGAAATTTTGCAATTGCAGCAGGAGGACTTAGAGTAGTTTCTGCAGCTTTTAGTTTTCTAAAAAGTGCATATACAGGCTATGCTGAACTTGATCATGCTTTGACGAAAAATAAAGCTATCATGGGGGCATCTGCCGAAGAAACCGCTAAACTAAAGGCTCAAGTTTTAGAGTTAGGGAAAACTATGCCTTTTACAGCAAGAGAAGTAGCAGAAGCACAAAAATATCAAGCTATGGCGGGGTACAAAGCGAATGATATTATTGCAATGACGCCTAAGCTTTTAAAACTTTCTATCGCATCAGGAGAGGATTTAGCAAGAACATCTGATATCATGACTGATAATTTAGATGCTTTTGGTTTAAAGTTATCAGATGCAGATAGGCTCATGGACGTCATGGCAGCAACTGCGAATAACACGAATACAAGCATATCTATGCTAGGAGAGGCTTACACGTATGTCGGGGCTGCATCAAGACAGTTTGACAGTTTCGAGGAAGTCAATGTCATACTTGGAATTCTAGCAAATAACGGGATTAAAGCCGGGAAAGCTGGGAGAAATTTAGCAGCAATTTATGCAAGATTGGCAAAGCCGACGGATGATATGATTGCTGCATTTGCAAAAACGGGAACGACTCTTTATGACACTAATGATAAGTTTAAAGGACTTCGAAAAATTATTGCAGAAAGTAAACCTGCTCTCGATAGGATGACTGAGGCTCAAAGGAATCAATGGCTGGCCACTGTGGCAGGGACGGAAGGTTTAAAAGTGTGGGCATCTATCGCAGGATATAGTGCAGAGGGGACTAAGAAAGTTACGGATGCGATCAAAAATTCAACCGGAGCAGTAGAAGAAAACTATCAGACTCAAAAGGATACTCCTCAGAATAAAATAAAAGCTTTAGAAAGTGCTTGGGAAGGGTTGAAATTAGCAATTGCTGACGGTGCATCCCCCGCTATCACTGAAGCTATTGAGAATATAACTCAAAAAGTAAATGAGCTTACTGATTCGGATACTTTTAGTAAAGAGAATGTGGAGAGTTTCTTTCAAAGTATTAAAGATGGAGCTGAAACTGCGATCATGGTTCTTAAAGGAGTGTGGTTCATTTTAAAACCCATTGTAGCTGCTATGAAAGCTTTGAATTGGGTTGGAGGAAAAATCGGAAAAGCTTTTGCTTTTGTTGCAGGAGATCACTTGACAGAAGAAGAATCAAAAACATATTATGATATTTTAAAGCAAAAAAATAGAGCTTTCAAAATGGATTCTTACGATGCTGCAAGTGAAGAAGCGAGAAAAAAACTTTGGATAGACGCTCAAAAGAAAGAGGATTCATTTCTTAACTCTTTATACGAAAAGTCTAATAAAGAAAAAAAAGGGGATATAGTTTTAAAACAATTTTTATACAATAATGGATCTGACGGAATCAAAAACATGAGTGAACAGGATTATGAAGATTTGTATTATAATGTTGCTAGAGGAAACACTGATTATAGAAAAAATAGAATAATTCCCGGTCAAAATAAAATTCCTCAAATCCCGAATATCCCAGTACCACAATTATCGTCTCAAAATACGAAAAAAGAGGTGAATGTAAACTTACACGTAAACTTATCCGGAACCGTAATGAAAGAAACAGTTGATAATAAAAAAATAGCAGACGAATTGTCAAAATATCTATTTAAAGAATATAAGACACAATCTCTGCTACAAATGTAAGGAGGGAGATTATGAAGCCGACCTTTATTTTATTAAACTCAAATTACCCGTTTGTGCTTTCTGTCCCTCCTATCAATATGAGGATTGAAAGTCAACAAAAGACGGTAAGTCTAAACTTAATAGATTTTGGAGAAGTCGTCAAAATAGGAGAAAGGAATTGTGATCGCATTTCTTTCTCCTCTTTTTTTCCGAATGTAAATTCTCCGTTTTACAAAGTCGTACTGAATCCATTGCCTCCGGTCTCATGTGTTCAAGAGATGAAGCAGTGGAAAGCGACAAAAGCGAAAATACGGCTGTTGGTTCCTGAATTTAATATTTCTTATGATTGTTACATTGAGTCATTTAACACTTCTTATGAAGAGCGAACAGGGGATATTCAGTTTGAGATGACTCTTTGCGAATACCGAAGTCCGAAAATTTTAGATGAAAAATTGGGAATATGGTTAAGGTGATGGGGATGTGGGAAATTATAATAAACGGAGAACGTATAGCAAGGCGATTTACACACTTGCAGTGGTCAGGCGGTATCAAAGGTACCTCAAGGGTGTTGGAAGTGGAATATGATGACGATACGGCTACCAAAATTGAAATCGGGAGTCCTGTCTTCTTACTGAAAGACAACGAACGATTATTTCAGGGGAAAATATTTACGATAGATAGATTTGCGACGAAAGGGACTTTTTCTTTCAAGGCTTTTGACGATTCTATCTATCTAAACCGAAATCGATTTGTGAAAAACATATACAATCAAACTCCGAGCCAAATTTTGAAAATGATTTGCGGGGAATTAGGTTTGGTGGTAGGTAAATTTCCGCCGGACAAAGTAAAATGCTCTTTTCCGGCAATCGATAAATCCGGATATGAGATTATCTTGCAAGCTTACACGATTCAGCATAAGAAAGATAAGCAAATTTATTCAGTTGTTTGCAATGATGGAAAAATTGAGATTGCTCACCAAGGAATTATTCTGGAAGATGTGAAATTGGATAGTCGGAATGATATTCAGGAAGCTCAATATAGTCAATCGATTGAGGATATGATAAATCAGATTATCATTTACAAAACTGACAAGGAAAAACTACAGATCTTGGATAAAGTGTCATATGATTCAGATAAAAAGAAATATGGAGTATTTCAGAACGTCATGGAGTATTCGGAAGATGTGAATAATATCTATGACGCAAGAGAAATGCTAAAAGGTCTTGAAAACAAAGCAAATATCACAGTCATAGGAGACGTGAATCTGCAGTCTGGGTATATGGTAGCGGTAGAAGAACATCGAACAAAGCTGATAGGAACATTTCTCATCGAACGTGATACTCATATCGTTGAAAATGGTAATTATTACACGAATTTGGAGTTATCTTTCGAAAATAAAATGGATAAAGTAGAGTTCGAGGAATACAAGAAAAAGAAAGAACAAAAGAAGAAAAAAGGGAAGAAACAGAAGAAAGTATGGTCTTTGAAAGAAGGAGAAGGGTGGGTGAATAAAAAATGAATCAGCTTATAGATTTAATTATTGAAAATACGAATCGCTCCACCTCAAAAACTTTGATTGTTGCAAAAGTCATTTCCCCGCCTCCTGCCTTGAAATTGAAATTCGCAGAGCAGGAAATTATGCCGGAGCAGATTTACTGCAGCAACTACTTATTACCACATTATCACAGAGATTATAAAATAGACGGTGTTATCGGTGAGATTAAAATCGATGTCGATTCTTATGACTACACAAACACGACTAGCGACTTGTCTGGAGATAAAATTATTCCTTTGCAAGGAAGTGGGAAATTCGAAGGAAGTGGGACTTATAAATCACACAAGGATATTTGGTTTGAAGATACATTAAAAGCTGGAGATGAGGTGTTGGTGGCAATTGTAGGGGTGTTTTATGTCGTGATTAGCAAAATTACAAAAATGCCGAATAAGGCGATTGAGGGGGTGTAGATGGACAGCAATTTTGATTTATTTATAGCGAAGCAACAAGAGGTAGTATCCGGGACGGAGCTGCCTCTTTTTTGTGAGTACGCAATTGATTTTGAATCCGGTCAACCTCTTTATGAAAATGAGGATATTGTAACACTGATTGGGAATGAGGCTTTAAAAGTTTGGATTTTTAGGGCACTAAAAACGGAAAGAAATAGATATGCGATACACTCGGAATACTACGGGAGTGATCTTCGAGAACACATCGGGACGATTTACAATGAATCTATTAAGCAAGTGCTTATGCAAGAACAAATAAAAGATTGCTTGCTTGTAAATCCTTATCTGGCAAATGTTTATAACTTCTCTTTCGAAAAACAGGAGAATGACGTGAAAATAACATTTTCGGTCGATACGGTGTATGGAACTTTAGAGCAGGAGGTGCAACTTGGATATTAAAAATAAAACAGAAGTGAGAAATGAATTTTTAGATTCTTTAGAAAATTCATTATCTAAGATGGAAGGATCCTACAACTTCGATATCGCCTCCGGGGTTGGAGCTGTAGGACAAAACTTATATGAGATTCTCGATTATTGGAGCAAGCAAACTTTCATTGATACTGCGACAGATGACGACATTATCAATAAACATGCTGTATTGTTCGGTGTTAGCAGGAGAGGTGCTACAAAAGCGGTAGGCGAAGTAAGTATTACAGGAGTTCCGGGAACTTTAGTAACAGATAATACAATTGTATTAAATCGACAAGGATTGAAGTATAGAACGACAAGACAAGTTTATTTAGACGGAGAGGGGAAAGGAAAAGCAGGAATTGAGGCTTTAGAAAGTGGACTTTCGGGAAACTGTGCAATTGGAGAAATCACATCTTTTGAGATTATAAACACGAATTTATATTCTGTTACGAATGAAGCAGAAGTGAAAGGTGGCTTTGAAAAAGAACCAAACTCTATTTTAATTGCTCGAGCAAAAGAGAAGGTCATGGAACCGGCTCACTCCGGGAACGTGAATGATTACAAGCAGTGGGCGAGAGAAGTAGATGGAGTCGGAGATGTGCATGTAATCCCGCTTTGGGCGGGGAACGGAACTGTGAAAGTACTAGTGTCTGACTACAACTATGAACAAGCTCAAAGTGATTTAATTCATAGAGTAAAGGAAAGAATTGAAAGGGAAGACGGTAGACCGGTCGGGGCTAAAGTCACAGTGGAAAGTTTTAAACAGTTTGAAATATCGATCGGTGGAACAGTACTTTTGGAAAAAGGAGTGCAATTGCAGGATGTGCAGAAAGTTGTAGAGGCGGAAATTCGAGTTGCTCTGAGGCAGGGTAGCGTTAGTTATAAAAAGAATAAGTCTACAGTGATTTCTATCAACAAGCTCGAAAGAATTGTTTTGAACACAGCCGGAGTTGTAGATTGCACTTTGACTCTTAACAGTGGAACAGTAAATGTGGAAGTTGGGGAAGAATACGCCCCACATTTACGGGAGGTGAGATTACGTGAAAGTTAGTCAAAAAATGGATATTTCGATACTTTCTAAAATTGCAAGAAATGAGTTGATGGAAGATTTTTTCAAATCATTGGGAATATTCTATCAGACAACGGAAGAAAATATTGAGGGATTGCGAAAAAAGGTATTTATCTTAGAAGCAGATGAAGCAACTCTGCACAAGTGGGAAAGTTTCATGGAGCTGGAACAAAGAAAAGACTATTCTTTGAGAGATAGAGCAGAAAGAATTCTATATACTCTACGAAGCAAAGGGATATTCACTCCGGGTTTTCTAAAAGAACAGGCTAGGATATTCACAGGCGGAGGAGAAATTGAAATTACGGAAGACTTTGCTGGGTATAGTTTCACAATATCGTTTAAAAATGTCATTGGAATTCCAAGCAACATGGAGAATTTCAGGAATATGATAGAGCTAAACAAACCCGCACATTTAGGGTATAAAATTGTATTCTCATACAGAACTCATCGAGCTTTAGAGAATTTTCGGCATAGAGATTTAGAGCGATACACGCATGAAGAGTTGTTCTCTCGACATGACATATTAGGGGGGGTTGGTAGTTAATGGGAAGACGGACAAGATTTTTAGATCTATTTTTACCGGACAGGAATGATTACTATAGAATTACACAAGATCAAAATGAAAACTTTGAGAAAATAGATAGAAAGATGGAACAATGGGATACAGACAAAGAGCCTGCTATCTTAAACAAAAAATCCGGGTTTAACTTAGACAAAACAGATGACTATGAGTATGATAGAACTGACAAATTAGCGACAGGAAGAGCACTTTACAAACTGTGGAAAGCGCTTGAATCGAAAATTAAAGCTATCAAATTAACATGGAATTCGATACAAGATAAGCCTGAAACATTTCCGCCTGATACGCATTATCACAGTCAATACGCATCAAGTTCACATACGCACGATGATAGATACTATACACAAACAAAGAGTGATAATAGACTGAATGGACTCGCAGGAAAAAAAGACGGGACATTCCCTTTAAGCTCCGCGACAAAGGGAAACGTATATTTGTTGGAGAGTACTAACAAATATTATATGTGCGTAAAAGACTATAGCAGTTACTACAGTATATCTGTACCAAATGAGAACTTTATAGAGATGTCAGTCTACGAAAATCTAAATAGATTGAATAATCTCGATAGAAAAACTTCTATCAAAGAGATAAAAAATTCGAGAATAACTGCACATAACAGCTATGTTGAGATACCGGAAGATTTTCAGTTTGCTATTGTATATTTTTCGATCGGGTATCCGAATGAGGTTTTTTCTGCTATTTTCGTAAAAGGATTTACGACAAAATTATCTTATTATGCAGAACATAAGGAGATTGTTCTGCAATTACAAGGCAACAAAATTTATCTAAGCGATAAAGGACAAGAATGGGACGCAAATATCGAAAAAATCTACTATATGTAATATCAGTATTCTAAGTAAATTAAGCATATATCGTCTCCCCAATCTCCATAATTTCTTTTTGCTTTAATTGTGCCGCTTTCGTAGTAATATTTTGTTTCTCCTTTTACAGTTAAACCATCGTTTTTAAATGTGTTTACACTAACTTTTTTTATACCACAGTGGTTACTACTGCATATATGCCAACCATCGTTGTTTTCTGCTATTATTATATTTTTAGCGGATGAGGGGATATTTAAGACTATATTCGTTCCGTTTAGAAATGTTCCCGCACCTGCGTAAATTAAATATAATTTGTGTAGATTATTCAATATGTTAGAATGTCCTATCAAAAAAAATAGGAGGTCTAAAATGTTGAAAAATTGGCAGGGAGTAACGGAAAAAAACAGGAAAATTTATGAGAAGTACTTGAATAGTTGTCGAAGCAACAATGAAGAAACTTGGGATACTACTTACAAGACTTATGCTTCCCGGATGTACAAATTTCTAAAATGGCTGAATAAGGACAAGAATAGATACTTATTAAGCCAAGACACTTTAGAAAATGCGGTAGAAATTATTGAAGAATATAAAAACTATTGTCGAGATATAGGGAATAGCAAGAGAACGATAGCGAATGCAATTGTGACTATTTCTTCATTTTATGATTGGGCGGTTAGACGCAAAATGATTAAATATCATCCTTTTAAAGACCGCTTAGAAAAGCAGAAAATCACGGAGAGGGACAACACAAGGGAAAGCTATTACTTAACTACAGAACAGATACTTACTGCGAGATTGTATATGAAAGTCGAGCATAAAAAGTTCGACTTACAAGATAGAATTTTATGGGAACTTTTTATTGATAGTGCTTGCAGAATATCTGCAATACAGGCACTAACGCTAGAACAATTGGAATTGGAAGGAGGGTACTTCAAAAATGTAATCGAGAAAGAGGGATATGTAGTAAATGCTTATTTTTTCGACACTTGCAAGGCTCTGATAAAGGAGTGGCTACAAGAGAGGGAAAAAGCGGGAATTGAGGAAAGTTGGTTGTTTGTAACGAAGTATCAAAAAGAGTATAAGCAGATGTCTCAAGCAACTATCAGGAACAGGATACGCAAGATAGGAAAAATCTTAGAAATAGAGGGCTTATACCCTCACTCGTTAAGAAAAACATCTATCAATCTGCTATCAAAGCTTGCTGGCTTAGATATTGCTAGTCACTATGCAAATCATGCAAGCACGGTAGTTACGAGCAAACATTACATAGAAAAAGAAAGTGCTGTAGAAATCAGAAATCAAATTCTGATGTTGCGGCAAAAAATCGGTATTTTTTAACAGAGATTTTCTAATCTCGAAAGATTTTCGAGTACTTCTATTTCGATTTTTCTTTTAATAGCAATAAGTCTATTTTCTAAGACTTTTAGAATTATGATTTTAAAATCTGTTTCAGAAAATTTTGACTTATTGAAAATAAAGAACTTTTTAACTTAGAAAGTATCAAATTTCTCAAGAGATTAGAAAGTCTAGCAAGAATGGAGAGGAGTGATAAAGTGTTTAGAATTTATACAAAAGAGAAAAACAGTAGAGAGCTGTTTAATGTCAACTTAACAAAAGAAGAAGTTGACAAAGTAATGGGCGGGAATATCTTTTTAGATCATCCGGATATTGATAAAGAGAGTTGTATTATTGTAGAGCAAGAGCAACCGTTCATATACCCGACATTTTCAGACGGCAATATCCGAGAGAAAACGAGAGAAGAGCTAGTTGGTGACGGAGTAGAGATAGACTTGCAAGAAGGAGAAATTATACAAGATAAAAAGCTAATTACTCTAGCAAGACCGAGCAAATGGCACACTTGGTCAGGGACAGAATGGACAGTGGATCTACAAGCAGTTAAAAATAAAAAATTAGAAGCACTAAAACAAATCAGAGATGAGAAATGTAAGGAAAATCTCGAAATGAATGGAAGTTTATTTCAAGTGCGAAATACAGAAGATAGGGGGAAATTTGATAGGATTTTGCTCGGGATTGTAGCGCAAGCACTAAAACCTCAAGATAAGGAAGAATGGAGATTAGCTGACAATACGTATAAGAGTTTCACATATCAAGAACTTTCTAAAATTCCAAAACTGTATTCAGATAGAGAAAGAGAAATCTTTAAAAAATTTAAAGAGTTGGATGCGAAATTGAAAAAAGCAAATTCAGTGGAAGAAATTGAAAAAATCGCTTGGAATTAAGGTATATAATATCATTCAAGATGACTTCAAGAGGGCTTAAACAGGCTCTCACGAGGTCGTTTTTTTCGAAAGGAGGTAAGAAATGAAAACGGTACTGATAATAGGACACAATGCAAGAGATAAAGGGGCATACTCTCCATATCTCAAATTATCAGAATATGACTATTGGGGAGAGATTGCAAAAGGATTAGATGTTCCAGTTCTCCGGAGAAATCCAAATCGAGGCTATGGTTTGGAAATGAGAGAAATGCTTAGTAGATTAGAACGGTTAAACTACGACGTGGCTATCGAACTGCACTTTAACAGTGCTATCTCTAACGCAAGCGGAGCGGAAGTTTTAATCTACAAAGGCAACAAAAAAGCTAAAATGTTGGCACAGAACCTGCTAGACAGACTAGTAGACAAAGGACATAGAAATAGAGGAATTATTGAAGTTTCTCACGAACGTGAGAGAAATGGAGCTTACGGGATATGTAACAGCAGAGGGCACTATCTGCTGATAGAGCCCTTTTTTGGTTCTAACGAGAAAGACTGTATTCCGGTTGAAGAAATGAGAGAAATATTGAAAAAATTTGTTGAGGAGGTAGAAATATGAGCGTAACATTAGCAACAGCATTAGGAAGTACTGTCGGAAAAAAAGTGATAGATAAAGTGTTAGATGTAGTAGCTAAGAAAATCCCGATGACGGCAGATCAACGGCAACAGCTAGAAGTAGAATTAGCAAAAACGGAAGTAGAGGGCATTAGAGCGAGAAGTGAGTATGTAAAATCACTTGGAACTCGAATAAGAGACGGAATTATTCCTCTTATGCTATTCGGATTTTTTCTTATGCACTTTATGGTATTTCTTTCGGATTTTATAAATGCGAACTTAAAGAAAGAGGTTCCAATTATCCTAATCAGTCCTGAGTATACGAAAGTAACAATTGCTATTATTGGATTTTTGTTTCCTTACAAAGGCTTTAAGATTTACGAAGAGCGTAAAAACCCTAAACTGTAGACCAAAAGGAGAGGATAACGTGATTGAAATGGCAAAAACATATTTGGCAATGATTTGGACGGGGTGGATAGCCTTTCTCGTGTGGCTGATAGGTGGGTTTGACTTATTAGCTAGTGTCTTGCTAGCCTTGATGTTCTTGGACTTTTTAACGGGCTTATGGGTGGGCTATAAGCAAAAAATTCTGAACAGTAAAAGAGCGTACAAAGGATTGCAGAAAAAATTTTTAATCTTAATATTGCTATGCGGAGCTTCTCTTATGCATAAATTGGCTCCAAACATCGGTTTTCGCAGCTTAGTAGGTTTATTCTACTGTGCAACCGAAATGCTAAGTATCATAGAAAATGCAGCGAAATGCGGGGTTCCTATTCCAAAGAAATTAAAAAAAGCTTTGGAACAACTCCGGGATAAATAG